ATGGGTCTTCTAAGGCCGATCGCAGAGCCGGTAATACCAAACCCTCAACCCAACTTATCCACAGCTCAAAACGGCTCTAATCAAGTTCAAGGGCCCGAAGGGGCTTGACGCACTCGGGACTATCTATATACTTGATGTCAATAGTCCCGGTGACACCACTCAATGCTGATCGAACTTATCGTCGTGCTTCACTACTTAAAAGGAGTTCAAAATGAAACGCTCAAAAATGTCCAATCGCAAGAGCAAAAAACTGTTCTCGAAAACCGCTTCTCGCACTCACCGCAAAAACATCACGGGTGCGAATACTGTCATGCGGGGCGGCATTCGGTTGTGACGAATGCCTTGCTACCATCCGATAGAGGGCTATCGCTCCAGGGTAACGACCATGAGCGGGAAACGTGCCCTCGTATTCAACCCTAAACAAGGCTATGCCGATCTTCCTGTCACTGTCCCCTGCGGAGCCTGTATTGGCTGCCGCTTGGACAGGGCGAGGACATGGTCTATTCGCCTCATGCATGAGGCCTCGCAGCACGACCTCAGCATATTTGTCACCCTCACTTACCGACCTGAAAACGAGCCGGAAGGCCGTTCTCTGGTCAAATCTCATTTTCAATCTTTTATGAAAAGACTTAGGAAATTTCACGGATCAAAAATCCGGTATTTCCACTGTGGGGAATACGGCGATACAAGCGCCCGTCCCCACTATCATGCGATCCTCTTTGGGATCGACTTTGCCGATAAGGTAAAACATACAACCACACCTCTCGGTGAAACGCTCTTTAGCTCGGAAACTCTTGAAAAAATCTGGGGCCATGGGCACTGTCTCATTGGATCAGTTACCCCAGAATCTTGTAACTATGTTGCCCGTTACATCACAAAAAAGGTCACTGGAGAAAAGGCGCAAGCGCATTATGAAACTCTCAACCTCGCCACTGGCGAAATCTATAACCGTACCCCTGAATACATCACAATGTCCCTTAAACCCGGTATTGGTGCAGACTGGTTTGCTAAGTATGCCGAAGATGTATTCCCATCCGACGTTATTGTCGACCGTGGAAAAAAAGCTGTTGTCCCCAAGTTTTACACTCGAAAATATATCCAAGAAAATCCTGAGGCTGAAAGGCCTCTCAAAGCAAAACGGATCAAAGCAGCTGCAATACGTAAGCATGATTCCACCCCCGAACGCTTAGCGGTTCGGAAAACTGTAAAACTCGCTCAAATCTCTCAACTCAAAAGGTCAATATGATTACTAATCTTTATGTTGTACTCGACAAACTTGCAGGCGTTTATGGTTCTCCTTTCGTCATGCAAAATGACTCAATCGCGCTTCGTGATTTCGGTTTCGCTTGTCGTCAACCGGAATCTTCTCTTAGTCGTCATCCTGAGGATTATTCTCTCTGGTGCATCGCTACCTTTGATGACAATTCTGCGCAAATAGAACCGCTGGAAAAAATGCGTCATGTCGGTGACGCGATCAACTTCTTTCATCAGGAGGCTTAAAAATGTTTGGCGCTCAACGTCATGGTAACCGGTCAGTTATGACCCACCAGTTTAGTCAGGTCCCTAAGGCTGATATTCCTCGGTCGTCTTTCGACCGGTCGCATGGGTATAAAACGACTTTCGATGCTGGTTACCTCATCCCGATTTTCGTGGATGAGGCTCTTCCAGGTGATACCTTCAATGTCAGCATGACAGGGCTAGCTCGTCTTGCTACTCCGATATTCCCAGTCATGGACAACATGTTCATGGACACTCATTTCTTCTCGGTGCCGATTCGTCTAATCTGGGATAACTGGCAAAAGTTCAATGGAGAACAAACTGATCCGGGGGATTCGACGGACTTTCTTGTTCCCCAACTTACAAATACAACTAGTCCTTTTGTGGCTAATTCCCTTGAGGATTATTTCGGCCTTCCTGTAGGCGTTCAAAACTTGTCTGTCTGTGCCTTTTGGCATCGAGCGTATAACTTGATCTGGAACGAATGGTTCCGGGATCAGAATCTTCAGGATTCAGTCGATGTTCCTAGGGGCGATGGCCCCGATCTTCATGCCTCTGGCACGTATACCTTGCTTAGGCGTGGCAAGCGTCATGACTATTTCACTTCCTGTCTTCCTTGGCCGCAAAAAGGCCCTGCGGTAAATATTCCGCTTGGCACAACTGCGCCTGTTACGGTTGGGACCAATACAGCTGGTACAACTATCAGCGTTCAAAGCCCCGGTGGTTTAAAAAACCTTAATGCCGGTGGCGCTAACTTGACTCTCGGTACTTCGCAAGGAGCCGGCGGGGACCTTTATGCAGACCTTTCGCAAGCGACAGCAGCGACTATCAATTCCCTTCGTCAAGCTTTCCAAATACAAAAAATCTACGAGCGTGATGCTCGTGGCGGCACGCGATATACGGAGCTTATTAAGAGTCATTTCGGAGTCACGTCGCCAGACGCTCGCCTTCAGCGTCCGGAATATCTTGGCGGTGGTTCGAGCCCGGTCAATATTTCACCTGTCCCTCAAACCTCGCCGACGGGTACTTACGCGGAAACTCCGCAAGGCAACCTTGCGGCTTTTGGTACGGGGGTACTCCGTGGGCATGGTTTCACCACGTCCTTTACTGAACACTGCGTCGTTATCGGCCTCATTTCTGTAAGAGCCGATCTTACGTATCAGCAAGGTCTAGAAAGGATGTGGTCTCGTCAGACCCGTTTCGACTTTTATCTCCCTGCCCTTTCTCACCTGGGCGAACAAGCTGTTCTCAATAAGGAGATTTATTGCCAGGGTACTGCGGTGGACGATGATGTATTTGGTTACCAGGAACGGTTTGCCGAATATAGGTATAAACCGTCCCGCATTACTGGGGAATTCCGTTCTTCCTTCGCCCAATCTCTCGATGCTTGGCATCTGTCGCAAGACTTCGCGACGCTTCCGGTTCTTAACGAGGAATTTATCGTCGAAAATCCGCCTCTTGATAGGGTTATTGCGGTGACTACGGAACCGCATTTCCTTTTCGATTCGTATTTCAAAGTCCGGTGCGCTCGTCCTATGCCTGTATATGGCGTTCCTGGTCTGATCGATCACTTCTGATATGGCCTACGACTTCTTTACTGATACGGGCGATTATGGAGGCTCCCGCGGCGGTGCCGGCGGAGTTCTTTCTTCTGCCGGGTCCCTTGCTTCAATGGCGTCCGGCAATCCTTTATTCGCTCTTGGCGGCCAAGTTCTCGGAGGTATCTTCGGAGGTTCTTCGGCCAAATCTCAAAACAAAGCCCAGCTCAAAGCCATGCGTGAACAAATGGCTTGGCAAGAACGTATGTCAAATACAGCGCATCAGCGCGAGGTCGTTGACCTTCGCGCAGCTGGTCTTAACCCTATTCTTTCGGTTTCGAAAGGGGGTCCCGGGGCGTCAAGTCCATCGGGGTCAATGCCGCAAATTCAAAATGAAGGTGCGGCGGCTTTGCAAGGCGCCGCTTCTGCTCTTGCTCTGCAACAGGGCGAAGCTCAGCTCGATCTTCTTAAAGCTCAAACTGAAAAAACAATGGCGGAGGCCACTACTGAGAAGTTGCGGCCTTCTCTTGTTACTGAACAAACTAACGTCCAGTCTCAAACGTTCGAGTCCATCGGGCGAGACATCGAAAATAAAAGTGTTCAGAACACTGGAATCCAGCTCGATAACGACATAAAGGAGTGGCAACTCCTCAAAGAGCCTGCAATGCTCGGCAAGATACAAGCCGAGCTAGATACCTTGGCTGCTCAACTCCACGAGGCAGAAAATCGTGGAGATATATCAAAAACAGCCTATGGAAAGTTTCTTTCCCTGGTCAATATGACCTCTCAGGCCCTTCAAGGGTCTGCTGCGGCTGCCTCTCATGGAGCAAACGCTGCAAAAACAATTCACGGTATCGGTAGACCCGTAACCGTGACTGGTTCTTCTCAAACTTCAAAAGGTCTAACCAACTTCTCGAAAACTACTCGTTAACCTACGGTAAAAAAATATCGGGGCGTCAGGTTCACCGACGCTCCGAAACCAAGCGCTAGCGCGGAGCATTCAACGTCTT